TTTGTGCCGCCGTATTTGCTTGTTGTGCGGCTGTATTGGCGGCTGTTGCCGCCGTGTCCGCAATGGTTGCGGTGGTATCTGCAACGGTCGCCGCTGTTGATGCAACTTGTTCACCCCTGCCGACCGCCAATAATTTGTTCCACCATTCTTTCAACCCGTTGATGGTTACAAGTTGGAATGCTTCATCTTTATCAAGGGCAAGTTGCACTTCTTTAAGTCCGATTGTGACCGCCATTAAGGACTGCACTTTAAGCATTATCTTTTGCAGATTCTCGTTTTCGCCGCTAAACAAGGCAACCGCACCTTGTGCCGCCGAAAATGCGCCTGAAACGCCCGAAAGCCCCGACAACAAACCATCCCACATCCTTTCACCTCGCTTCAACATATTTTGTTGGGTGGTGACTGCATCCATCGCTTCCGACAATTCGCCCATTTGTGCTTGAAGTTGCTTGTATCTTTCGGAACTTGTGTCGCCCGCAAGTTCCAATTGCATCAATTCTTCACGCACTTCACGCAAGCGGGTACGGAAAGACACGTGGGATTGTGCCGCTTTTTCGGCTTCCTGTGCCGCTTTTTCTATCTTTTGCGCTTCATCTTCCAATGCGTTTGATTGGTTGCGCAACTCGTTCAAAAGTTGCTTGCGAACCGTCACTTCACCTTTGATTGCATCCGCACGGTCTTGTAAGGCACGGTAATCATCATCACGCCCGGACATGAAAGCATCGCTTGCCGCATGACTAACACGGTCATATTCGGCACTCAACTTTGCAATCGCTTGTTCGTGTTCCTCACACGCCGCACCAATTTGCCCAAGTGTCACACGTATTTGGTCAAGGCTTGAAGCCGCACCACTTGTTGTCCTTTGCAAATTGTTCAATTCGTTCATCAAATCGACAAGACCTTGTCTTTCGGCATCCAATTCTTGTTTTACCGAATTGGCTTGTTCGATAAGTTGATTTTGTGCATCGCCCGGTTCAATTGCGTTTATCTTGGCGGTCAGGTCATTGTATGAATTTTCCAAATCCTGAATCACCTTGCGTTGAATCTCGATACACTCGACCATTTCTTGTGTGGTCTTATCCATCACATCGCCACTTCCGGCAACGGCATCCGAAAAGCCTTGCACACGCCGCAATGTTTCGTCAATAGCCGCATTAAGCTGACCATTGTCTAAAATGGATTTGAAAGATAATGACCCACCGTCTATTTCTGCCATATCACATCATGCTGTTAATGTAGTTCATAATTTGTTCGCTGTTGTCCTCTGACAATTGAATTTCCGTTTCCTTGCCATCATCCAAATCATAGCCCGGTGCATCAATCATCATCCTTTGAACAACCGACCACGGAATGCCGTGTAACAAGTAGTCGTAAGTCCATCCGAAATGCTCACATATTGCACCCCGGCGACCGTGCGGACTGTTTAACCCTCGTTGTTTTCCTCTATCCGAATCGGCATCGTGGTTCTTTCTGTTGAAATCAATCGAATAGAGTTCATAAAATCCCCAAGATTGCCCATCGTATTGACAAGTACATATAACTTGTATAGGATTGACGGTTTGATTTTACGGGCGAACAAAGAAGTCAATTCGTCAAGTTTCTTCGTGTCCTCAATCCATCTTATACCGCCCTTGCCGGGTTTTGCAACCAACCTGTCTTCACCAAGCACCGCAATGGCAACTATTCTTGCGCATCGCAAAGAATGCTTGTGGGCAAGTGTCCTTGCCATCTTCATGCTGTCCGTGTCCGCTGACTTCATTACATTTTCATCAATGGCTATTTCCACCAATTCGGATGTTATGCGGTCAAGGGTGGCAAGGGTCATTTCTTCGATTCTGAATGTGCGTGTCACCTCCTTGGGCTTATATCGCCTTATCAGACCGAAAAATCTTTTCTCCACCTCAAATTCGGTGTCTTTCAATTCAAATGATACGCCCTTATTGATAAGGGTGTTCAATTCGTTGCGTTCTTGTTCAAGTTGTTTCTTTTCGTCACTCATAACCTTTGAAAGAAAGAAGCCCCCGCAAGTTGTCACACTCCGGGGGCTTCGGGTTTTTGTATTAAACAATCAATGCACCCCGAATTACTCCTTGGCTTTCGGCACGCCGCGAATGGCTTTTCCGGCTGTAACCGCCATCGGGGTAACGGTGAAGTCCACAAGGAAAATTCCTGCCGCCGACATATCCGCATTTATGACCGCTTCAATGTCGCCGTTGGGAATCTCAAAGTCCAACCCCTGTTCAGATTCAACGAAAATTGCCTTGTTTGCGACAACTTCATTGCCATCATAACCCCACTTGGGATTGGACGAATCGCCTACATTTGTACCGCCGACATAATCAATCAAATCTTGCACGTTGGCATCCATGATTGAGAATGTCAGGGTCGGGATTTTGCGTGACTTCTTGCGTACTTCCGGGGCTGCCATGCCTTCCTCGAAATGTTCCGTCACGTCCGCCGTTGCCTGTGCAATCTTACAAGTGTTCTTGTAAGTCTTGCCGATTTTGTTTAACTCGGACGGCATTGTTCCATTGGGTGCTGCCGTTCCAACCTTGATTTGGCAAAGACCAAGGGTTATCAAAGATGTTCTTTCTGCCATAACTTTTAATCAATTTGAATGTTCCAATCAATGCGAATGTTAGCAAAGTGTTGTTTGGTGTTCGGCTCATACATGATTGACATTGTGCCGGGTCGCATCTTCAACCCTTTGATGTTCGCACTTCTCACAATCGCCAAGACTTCATCCGTCAAGGCTTTCAAACGTGTGCCGTTTTCTGAAACCTGCATTTTCCCCTTTATCTTCTTGGTGGTGTCCGGCGTATAGATGTTGATGTTTGACGTGCCAATTTGCGGCAAGCTGTCTTGCCCCAAATCAACGGTGTTCACGACAATATCTTCATCAACTGAATTTTCCGGGCGTTCATCACGCACATAGCAACCCCCCTTAATGGATGTTTTGCCATTGAGCAATGAAAACAAGATTCCGTCCGTGTCAAATGTAGATTTCATTATTCGGCTGCACGTTTAATGTTCGTAATCAGTTTTTCAAGCATTCGGGGCAATTCCCGCTCTGCAAGATGTTCGGCACTTGATAGGACATTGTAACCCTTTGCTTCCACGTAAGCGGCATAATTCATTCCGGCGACCACAACAAGGGCAACACCCTTTGTTTCCTTTCCGACCTTTTCGGCGATTGTCTGACCAGACTTTATGCCCCTTGCCGCCGCTTCGCTTTCCGCACCGCTCGCCGCATCAAATTGGCTATGAATGGCGACACCATCAACAAAAACTTGATAGCCGGTGGATGAAGTCAATGCCCCCGTTTGCATCATGTAGCCTTTGTTGTTCCTTGCTTCCGTCAAGCACATTTCGCCAAGTCTTTGCAGTCTTGCGATTTGCTTTTGCTCGACCATATCAAGGAAAGCATCAAACCTTTTCTTGACATCTTCTTTTGTAAAGTTTGCCTTTATAGCCATAGCCTTGAATGAAGTTGTGACGGGTCGAAATTCAAGCATATTCCGGCAATCCTTATGTCCGAACAACCCTTGTCGTTTGCAATTATCACTTTCGCACCTTTGGCAACCATTGGGCAAGTTTTGGGGCATTGGATAACAGATGTTGCCTTTTGGTATTCACCCCCGGCAACCTGAAATTCCGTGCCTTTGCCGTCCGATTCTTCACGGCACATCGAAATGAACTTGCGCGACACTTCACATTCCGTCCAATTGCCGTTTGCATCCTGTATGGATTCCCCGGCTTCTTCGATAAATAGGAAATGCGGATATTGCTTCACGAATGCCATATTACCAAATGTTTGAACGGTTGCGAATCTTGGGGCGTGCGACAAGCACATTTTCTTTGCCCAACTCATTGCACAAGGCGGCATAAAAGAGTTTGACGGCATCCATATTCCATGATATAGAATATCCGCCCTCCGATACGTTTTGGGTCATTCCTTTAAGGATTACGGACATACGGTTATAAACCGCCGTGTCACACGCCCTTACATCCACATCGGATTCCGCTTCAAGACCACCTTTAAGAACGATAATGTCAATATCATCTTCCGAAAGGTTAAGTCCGTTCAATGCTTTGGTCAAATACTCCTTGTTTGTCATACTCCTTTTTGTCTTGCAAAGCCGTTAGGGTGTGTTATGCACCCCAACGGCGAATGTTAGTTCTTATTCCAAGTTGTCGCATTGGTCTGCATCAACACGCTTCGACCTGAAAGATTCCAAGCCGGGAACAAGTTGGCGATTCCCTCCGTGACTTCCTGAACGGGCGATTCATTGGAATACTTCTTGACCAGCGTATGACCGTGCATTACCTTTTCGGCAACGCTTCCGGGCAACTTCTTTGCGTCAATCGGCTTCTTCCAATAGGTGTTTCCAAGCACCTTGCTTTCAGAGAAAAGAACAACATCATCTTCAAACGGATTTGAAGTAATGCGTGAACCATCGGCAAGTTCAATTGTGATTTCTTGGTCAATCACGATTATCTGCAAGCCACGGTAAAGTTCTTTCTTCTTGGCAAGATATGCGTTCACGGTCGCCAAATCGGGCGCATCCTGCGTTCCCGTTGCATTCTGAATGAATGATGAACACTTCTTCCAAACTTCTTCCTGTGAAGCGAATTTTTCAAAGGTATCAACATTCATAAATGCGAACTTGTACGTTGCGCCAAACAACTTCTTGCCAAGTTTCATCGCCTTTGGAATGTCCTTGGTAAGCGGTTTTGCGCTTGTGCCGCTCGTGTATGCCGTTTCAACGCCAATCTTCTGTTCCGCCGGAATCAGATAATCAACGTCATATTCGGTAACGACCGCCGCATTGTTGGAATTGGTGAACTTGACCTTTCCAAGCGAAATTTGGCGCAATGCAATCCATTCCGCACGGGCTGCAACGCCATCCCAACAATACTTGGTATCTTCCGCCCAAAATTCGACAAGGGCGCGCAAGTCGGGGTTGTTGCTCGACATTGCAACCATTATGTCGTATTCGGTCAATTCATCTTCGTTCTTTTCTCGCGATATGGCGATTTTAGGAATATCGCCTTGAATGCGTGAAATCGCTTCACGGGTCTTGCGTGAAATTGTCGCACCCCTTGACACAAGGTCGGCGGCAATCTTCAAGCCGGATTGCGCTTCAAGCATCTTCCACGTCAAAGTATTTGTTTCTTTGAGTGGGAAAAGGGTTGGATAATAGTAATCTTTGAGGTCGTAAGTGCGGATTACGGCTTCCATATCCTTTTCATTCAACCCAACCATCAATGATTTCTGCATATCGGTTTGCTTTTAGGGGTTACACATAAGCGATTGTCTTTAATGCCGTCTTGATAGCGGCATTTACTATGGGTGCGGTTGCTTCTCGCACAACGCCGATAACCCATGCACTTACAAACAAGTTGTCGCCATCCTTGACATCCTCGTTTGACCCAGCTATTGCAACCGGGGTCACTTTCAACGTCTTGTTTGCGCCGCTTGATTCAAATGCACAAGTTCCGGCTTTGACTACCGCACCAAGGGTCGTTCCAACGGTGATAACATCCTTTGCCGGGTCTGACTTGTCGATTGCCGTTATCTGCTGACCATTGCAAGCATCGGTTGCGAACCTGTCACCAACTTTGAAATGGTGTCCTTTGGCAACCTCGTATGTGGTCGCCGTTGCATTCGCTTCCGTTATGATTTGCGCGGTCTTGCAAACCTCAAACAATCCATCAGAACCAACGCCAAGGGGTGTTCCCTCGAACAACCCCGTGCCACCCAAGTTTGCGACCTTGACGGTAACGCCACCGGGTATATCTGCAACACGGTGAAGAATACACTTCACAACACGGTTGTCCTTTTTACGGTCAATTCTCAATCCCATTGTTTTGATGAATTAAGTGTTAAACATCTTTGCCCGTGAACACGTTGTTTTCGGGTTTTTGGCTGTTAATGAAATCGGCAACGCCTTTTGAAATACCGCTTTCTTCCTTTTGGGCGAATAGCGGGCTTCCGCCGGAATTGCTCAAATCAATATCAGCCTTGTTTTGATTTGCCGTGGCAATGTCCTTTTCCTTTTCCGCCAAGTATTCGTTGAAGTCATCGTCCGTGTCGAACTTCATGCGGGCAAAGTCTTTCAAGGTTTGGTTCTTGAAATTCTCATCCTTGCAATTCGCCAACTTTTCGTTCAATGATTGAAGCCTTGACTTTGCAATGTTGTCACGCTCATAGCCTGACAACTTTTCTTGAAACGGCTTGACGGCTTCCGCAACGGCTGCTTTCACCACTTCCGAAATATCGTTCGGGTCGGGCTTTGGGTCGCCGGGTTCAACCTTTTTGCCCTTATCCACGAAGTCATACTTCTTTTTCAAGTTCGTTTCAAAGGTTTTGTTGCTGTCGGACACTTCCTTATCCACATCGGCGCGATACTCCTTGACAAATTCGCCCACTTGCGCATCGGTGAGTTTATCCACAAGGGCTTTCGCTTCATCTTCGGTTGCGCATTGTAACGCAAGTGAACGTGCCAATGCTGTCAAACCGTCCTTTCGCACGCCTGAAAACTTTGCAATCAGTAATGCTAAAATTCTTTCTTTCATTCCGATAATCTTTTTATAAGTTCACAAATCATGCGTAAAAGTAATGTGTTTTACTATGATACACGATAAATCACACACGGACTTATCCTTGATTTATCCACATTTTGCATTGCAAGTGCATTTTGCGTGATTGAAAATGCTTGAAAACAATTACTTTTGCATTGTATTATTATAATTCATTCAAAACAAGAAGATATGACCGAATCAGCCATTTTAACCGCAAGGCGTTTAGGCGCGGACGTGCGCATTGCATCACACATCGAATCAAGGTTGAAAGACCCAAAGCAACTTGAAGAAGCAATCAGGATGTTCTATGCCGGAACATTGCCGTATGAACTCGTTTACAATTCGGACAATCCCATTGATTTGGAAACCGTCAAATCACAGCTTATTAAAAACCTTATGAAGCGCAATCGCCACTTGCCTTGATGCAATTGCATTGCACGGTTATACATTTGCAATGCACTATTATGCAAATAAAAGAAAAGAAAAGGAAAGAAAAGAATATAATTA